TTTTGACATATTTATATATGTAGGCAGAATACCACTTATACGAAAGTTTTTCGAATTTCTCCCTATATTTATAATAGAAAATTAATAAACTTTACCTAACATGGCAGAAACTATTATCTCCCCTGGTGTATTTCAAAGAGAAAACGATATCTCTTTCATCCAACCAGCACCACCAGCAGTAGGAGCAGCAATTATCGGACCTACAGTCAAAGGACCTGTAGAAGTCCCTACGTTAGTAACTTCTTATAATGAGTTTAGCAGAAAGTTTGGTCTGACATTTGAAAGTGCTTCAACTAGTCAAGAATTTCTTACCTCAATTGCAGCAAAAAGCTATTTTGATCAAGGAGGAGAAAGCATACTAGTATCTAGAGTAGTACCAATTGCTTCTGGATGGGCAAGCGCTCAAAATTCACACATCTCTTCTTCTAACAAAGGAAGTTCACAACCGTTTGAAATTAAGTCAATCGGAAAAGGAATTATCTACAATAACTCAACCGGTACACTTGATGCAGGAACTGAAAACTCAGATAACTCTCTAGTATCCGGTTCAGAAGATAACCTTAGATGGGAAATTTCAAACGTAGATAATAATCAAGGAACATTTACTTTATCTATCCGTAGAGGAGATGATAATAACAACCAAAAAATTCCTTTAGAAACTTTTAACAACTTATCACTTGATCCAAACTCACCAAATTATATTTCTGCCAAAATTGGGGATCAGTATAAAACGTTATCAAGTGGGGATATCATTACTACTGGAGATTATGTAAATAAGTCAAATTATATTTATGTGTCTGCAGTAAACCTACCTACATACAACTATTTAGGTAACGATGGTAGTTCAGTAGGATCAGATTCAGCTGGAATTTCTTACTCAGGTTCACTACCAACTGCAGGATCAGGATCTTTCCATTCTGGAACAGGAAATAATGTTCAAACTACTAACAATTACTTCGGAGATATTTCAACAAATACTCAAGGATTAGCAGCATCTGACTATACTAATATTATTACATTATTAGGTAATAAAGATGAATTCTTATTCAACGTAATTTCAGCTCCAGGATTAATCGACTCATCACACGGTACTACAGTTGATAGCTTAGTATCATTAGCTGAAACTAGAGGAGATTGTATCGCAGTAGTAGATTTAGTAGGATATTCAGAGACTACTATTTCAAACGTAACTTCACAAGCTCAAGGACATAATAGTTCTTATGCAGCTTCTTACTGGCCTTGGCTACAAGTTCAGTCTGCTACAGGAAGAAACGTTTGGGTACCGGCTTCAACAGTAATCCCAGGAGTGTATGCATTCACAGATAACAGTTCAGCACCATGGTTTGCACCAGCAGGACTTGTAAGAGGTGGATTAGTTGGGGTAATTCAAGCTAAAAAGAAATTAACTAGATCTGATAGAGATAGTTTATATAATGGAAAAGTTAATCCAATTGCTACTTTCCCTGGAACAGGTATTTCAGTATTTGGACAGAAAACTTTACAAACTAAGTCTTCTGCTCTAGATAGAGTAAACGTTAGACGTTTATTAATCGAATTGAAGAAGTTCTTAGGAGATCAAGCTAAAAACTTAGTATTCGAACAAAATACTATTGCAACTAGAAACAGATTCTTATCAGCTGTAAATCCATACTTAGAATCAGTAGTACAGCAGCAAGGATTATTCTCGTACAGAGTAGTAATGGACGATTCAAATAACACTGCAGACGTAGTTGATAGAAATCAATTAGTTGGTCAGATTTTTATCCAACCAGCTAGAACTGCAGAGTTTATCGTATTAGACTTCGTAGTAGAACCAACAGGAGCTACTTTCGACGCATAATTTAAAAAATTGATATTTATAATAAAGCAATAATAAAACATGGCAACATTAGATCCAAATGAAATAATGTTTAGAGCTTTCGAGCCTAAGGTACAAAACAGATTTGTATTGTATGCAGACGGTATTCCTTCTTTCATGGTAAAGAACGTTTCAGCTCCAAACTTTACTGATGAGTCAATTAAACTTGATCATATCAACACTTATAGAAAGATTAGAGGAAAGAGAGAATGGGGAGATATGGATATGACTTTATATGACCCAATCACACCTTCAGGTGCTCAAGCAGTAATGGACTGGGCGCGTATATCTTATGAATCAGTAACAGGTAGAGCTGGATACTCTGATCTATATAAGAAAGACTTAACACTTAACATACTAGGACCTGTTGGAGATATCGTATCAGAATGGGTTATCAAAGGAGCATTTATCACCAGTATGTCTCAAGGAGATTTAGACTGGTCTTCTTCGGAAACTATTGATCTATCGATCACAGTGGCAATGGACTACTGTGTATTAAACTTCTAA